ATGACAGTCACCCACAACGGCAAGCAGTACAACGCAGTAAAGATGGGTAACGGATATACCTGGCAATTAACTGAGGTTGGATGCCCTCGCAATAAGCTGACCTTAAATCGCTTTCAGATGCACGTTGCCGGTTTGTTGGCGCAGGTGGAGGGTAAATTATGATCCATCATTACGGAACGACTCCGATCATTCGCCAGTGCGTAATGCCTGGAATGATGGCGCTTCACGAGGGCCGCACCTATCGCGTCTCAGCAGTCATCCAGGAGAGAAAATGGGTGTACCTGCACACCGATGCAGAGATTATCCGGCTCACTGACTGCGTGATTGACGTCCTTCTCGACGGTCGCGGCAACCCTATTCAGCACTAATTCCACACCAATCCCCCTACTCGTCCGGCTATCGCAGACGGGAAGCGCACAACCAAATTTCAGGAGAGACCATGAGTGAAGTAACTGATTTAGTCGTTATCGAGAGGGCTAACGCCCTCACCGTTTTCAAGTCGGCAGACCAGATTGAAGAGATTCTGGCAAAGGTTGAGCGTGAAGTTATGTCCTTTGTGCCGGACGTCACCACAGCCAAAGGGCGTAAAGAGATTGCTTCACTGGCCTACCGGGTATCTCAAACCAAGTCTTACCTGGATCGTTTAGGTAAGGACTTAGTGGAAGACCTCAAAGAGGTTCCGAAGCTTATCGATGCCAATCGCAAAACGGTACGCGATCGGCTGGATGCACTGCGCGATAAAGCTCGCCAGCCATTCACTGAATGGGAAGAAGAGCAAGAGCGCATCAAGGCTGAGGAACAGGCAAGGATTAAGGCCGAGGAAGACCGTAAGCGGTTTGAGTCCGACCACGAGATTGCCCTGCTCATGAACGAAAAACATGACCGTGAAGCCAAAGAGAAAGCTGAAGAATCCGAACGCCAGCGCATTGCTCATGAAGAAGAGTTGAAGCGTCAGGCATCAGAACAGGCCAAGCGCGAAGCCGAAGAGAAAGCAGCAGCTGAACTGGCGGCAGCGAAGATGCGTGAAGAAGATGCGATTGCAGCAAGAGCACAGGCTGAATTACTGGCTAAGCAAGCTCAGGACCGCGCAGAGCAGGAAGCTAAAGAAGCCGCCGAAAAGGCTGAGCGTGAAAAGCGGGAAGCTATCGAAGCCGAGAAACGCAAAGCTCAGGAAGAAGCTGATCGCATTAAGCGTGAAGCTGAAGCGAAAGAAGCAGCCCGCCTGGCAGAAGAGAAGCGCATCTCTGACGAGAAGGCAAAGCGTGAAGCAGATGTTAAGCACCGCAAGGCGATTGGTGCAGACATCGTTAAGTCGCTCACCGAAAACTCCAGCATAACCCGCGAGCAAGCCATCGAAGTGCTGACGGCTCTAATGAATGGCCTAGTCCCACACACCAATATTAATTACTGAGGTTGATCATGGCAGCGTACCACGTTCAAGACCGTATCGAGGCGCAGAACTGGACGCGCCATTATCAGCAAATAGCCAGAGAAGAGCGTGAATCTGAACTGGCTGGTGACTTTGAGAAAGGATTACCGCAGAGCAAGCTGGAATCGTTGTGCGTTGACGAACTGCAACGACGCGGGGCCAGCAAGAAGGCCATTTCTCGCGCGTTTGATGACGACGTCGAGTTTCAGGAAAAGGCCGCTGAATTTATTCGCTACATGGCAGAGACAATTGCTCGCCACCAAACAGATATTGATGAGGGACAGTAACGATGAGCGAACAGAAAACTCATTACAGGAAGGCATTCGATTCGCCTTATCTAAGTAGTGCAGATATCGTTGAACCAACCATTCTCACCATCTCCCGCGCAGTTCTCGAAAACGACAAAACCAAAAAGACAAAAGACGTTTTCAACACGGCCTATTTCGAAGAAAAAGAACTTCGACCCGGGGAAAAATTAAAGCCCATGATTCTTAATGCCACCAACAGCAAGATGCTGAAGAGCATTACCGGATCCCCGTTTCTGGAGGATTGGGCTGGCGTCAAAGTTACAGTGTTTGTTGATAAGAATGTTCGTTTCGGCAAGGAGTCTGTAGAAGGTCTGCGTATCAGTCCGGCACGAGTAACAAAACCATCGCTCACCCCAGACAAAACTCAGGCATGGAACAACGCCAAAGCAGCGTTTAAGCGTGATGGGAATCTTACCGCTGTGATGTCGAGAATGGATATATCAGAGGCGCATCGTCAACAGCTAATTAAGGAGTGCTCAGCATGATATGGCATGACGTTGAGCAGAATGGAGACGAATGGGATGCGTTAAGGCTTGGGAAGGCTACCGCGTCCAATTACGGAATAATCATGGCGAATGAAGGCAAGGCGTTTGGCGAACCTGCCAAGCGCTATGCCCTTCAACTTGCACTGGAGCAGATTAAGGGATGTAAGTCTGAGTTCAGCTTTACCAATGAGCACATGGAGCGCGGGCACGAACAGGAACCCATAGCAAGGATGCTATACGAGGAAATGAATTTCGTCGATGTAGATAATGGCGGCTTCTTTGATCATGAAGTCTATGGCGATAGCCCTGATGGCCTTATTGGCGTTGATGGCGTCATCGAGATTAAATCAGTTATCGCCGCAACGCATTACTCCACCATAACACGCGGTTCATTTGATCCGGCTTACAAGTGGCAGCTAATCGGTCATCTGGATTGCTCAGGTCGCCAGTGGGTGGACTTTGTAAGTTATTGCTCAGACTTCCCTGACGGTAAACAACTCGCCGTATATCGCCTCACAGCCAGTGAATGCGCAGAAGAAATAGAAAGGCTTCGTTCGCGTCGTGCTGACTTCATAAATCTCGTAGCAGAAACCAAAAAGAGAATCATGGAGGTTTCATGAGCGAACTTTGGCAACCGTGGGAAAACCTGTTCCTGCATGACGTATGCAAAACAATGCCACTACCCATTATCGCCGAAAAGCTTGAGCGCACGGAACGCGCCATAGTCACTCAGGCATCGCGTATTGGCGCACCACTACCATCTCGAATGACCGGCAGACCATGGACGCCAGCTGAGCTTCATCTCTTTGGCCGGTTCTCTGAGGAAGAGATAGCCACGGCAACCGGTCGCTCCATTTACTCAGTCAGAAGCAAGCGTGACGCACTGGCCCGCTCCGGAGGATTAACTATGCGTGAATGGACTGCAGGCGAGTTGGCTGTACTCATGCGCTACACCAACGAAGAAGTTGCCGAGATTACCGGTCGGAGTATCGAAGAGGTCGGAGATAAGAGGTTGTCTGTGAATATTGAGCGGAATGGATGGGATGTAAGAAATCCTGAACGGGAGGATTCATGACCGATTACACCGGAAGCAACACGCCAGCGGATCAGCGTGATTTATGGCGCACACCGACGGCACTGTTCACTGCGCTGGATGCTGAATTCTGCTTTCAACTGGACGCGGCCGCCGCGCCGCACAATACGCTGTGCCGGAAGTTCATCACCTCCGAGCAGAACACGCTGGAAACGCCGTGGGCTGATTACCTGAATGTGCCAGGCTACGTCTGGCTGAACCCGCCATACAGCGACATAACGCCATTCGTGAAGAAGGCAGCCGCTGAGAGCGCCAACCAGATCGGCACAGTAATGCTGGTACCGGCAGATACTTCGGTCGGTTGGTTCAGGGAAGCGATCCAGACTGCCAGCGAAGTACGCTTCATAACCGCTGGCCGCCTGGCATTCATCAACCCGGTCACAGGAAGGCCGGTCAGCGGTAACAGCAAGGGATCCATCCTGATTATTTGGCGGCCCTACCATCGGACGCATTGCGAGTTCACGACAGTTGAGCGCGATGTACTGATGGATTTTGGAGCAAAGCTATTGGCTAAGCGGGAGGCGGCATGAGCAGATCAATCGCAGACGGCGCAAAACTGACGCAAGAAACTTTTGCAGATTTTATCGAACGCTTGAAGTATCACCATCGCGGTGAGGGCGTTAAACGCCACATCACCGCTGATCCAATCTTCATGGTGCAGAAGCAGGCGACGATTTACGGCCTGGCTGACGAGTACTGCGAAGCCAGGATTATTCATTGCGATGGTGGCGAATGGGGTTCTCCTCAGGAGTATTGGGACGACGCCGACGAAGATGAGCGTGATGAGTTGAATAGCCTCGCGCAGGATATGTGGGAAACCGATTTTCTTGAATGCGAAGAGGATGAGCAATTGATGATCCTTGCTGACCTCGATGAACACACCGTAAGCGGGATTCGCAAAGAGTGGCAGCACGTTAATGCCCACTTCACAAGAGAGGCTGCTGAGGCTTTCATTCGTCGCAAGCAACACGACTACCCACCACTTCGCGTCTACGTCGAAAGCATGTGCTACGGCTGGGAGTATCAGGAAATCATCGGCGCTCTATGTGATGGGCGACTTGTTCTGGCTGGCAGCAAAGGCGGTGCAGCATGACAACACAAATTACCCGGGAGCTTATGGCTCCCTTTTTATTGCTGGCGTTTGGCGTCAGCAGGATTAACCGACAGTTCCGGGAGCATTGACCATGGCAGATTTTGCAGACGACGCATCAGCCGTCGAAGAGTTGCAGCGTAATGCTGCGTTGAGTGCTCACCGGATTAACCGTGATGCGGTATCGGCAACGCACTGCGTTGAGTGCGATGAAGCGCTCAGCGATGCTCGCCGGAAAGCGTATCCGGGATGCACGATGTGCGTTGAGTGCCAGGGTGGGATGGAATTGCGGAATAAGCAGAGGGGGATGTGATGAGTGATATGCCAGCGGTATTTGGACAAGAGCAGCGTAAAGCCCGTAAAGAGCATAAGTGCTGTGAATGCGGAATCATCATTAAGTCTGGTGAGGCCTACACCTATTCCCACGGGGTGTGGGATGGAAGCGGCCAGAGCTTCAAGCAATGCCTCGATTGCGCAGAGGTATCAAGCGCTGCCGCCGCATCAGTTGATGACCCAGAAGAAGGCCCGGCTTTTACCGGGTTGCGCGAATGGTTCATGGGCTACTCATGCCGGGAATTTAACGGTGATGAACTGGTTAAAAGTTTCGCCAATGAGCTGAGTGTGGACGAAAACAAAATCCGCAAAGTGCTGCGGATGGAGCCATCCAATGTTCAGGATAGTACTGCCTAATACCTACTACGTTGATCACCATGGTTCCCTCTGCAAGATAACCCGCACTACCTCCACCACAGTCCACTACCAGCGAAACGGTCATAACTGCATAGCCAGCATGATGCTGTTTCAATCGGACTTTGAATGGGTGGACGGTGCGGAGTTAAAGCAGATATGGGACGACATCGAAACAGCGGCACATTTGAAGAAGCTTCGCGCTATGCGTGCGGCATGAGGAGAGATTATGAGCTGGATTAAGTGCAGTGACAGGATGCCCCCGGCGGGAGGCGAAGAACAAAGTTACGTTCTGGCTGCCGACTTTAAAAACCACTACTGGCCCAACCTTCCGAACACTCAGGTTGGCGTTTACGGCGACTGGTTTAGTGACGGCAACCCGACTTGGGATGATGGCGATGGTAATGATCTGCATCTCAAAGAGGTAACGCATTGGATGCCGATTCCAGAAGCGCCTTCCCAATGAAGCAACTGATAGCTGATTCACTGAGTCGGCTATTGGGTGCGAAAGCATCCCCTTGTTGTCATTGCCCCGCTAGTCGGGGCTTCTTTTTGCCTGGAGATAACCAATGGAAGAAATGATATTCACCCGAGATGAAGCGGCGGCCTTCCTGCGGGTCAGTGAAGGCACTGTAGCAGAGTGGATTAAGTCAGGCAGACTTGCAGCCACCCGCAAAAATCCCGCGAAGAAGAAAAGCCCATACCTCATCTGCAAGACAGATTGCATTGCAGCACTGAAGAACCCGATCCACAATCAGCCGGTGAATGCGGTTGATGTGCAGGAGGATAAAGCATGTCAATCAAACAACGTGCCGGTACGTGGCACTGCGACTTCGTTACGCCTGGTGGGAGCCGAATTAGACGGTCTCTTGGCACATCGGACAAAAGGCAGGCACAGGAACTCCATGACCAGTTGAAGGCAGAGGCATGGCGTGTCGACAAAATGGGGGAATATAAAGCTCATACATTCGATGAAGCATGTGTGCGCTGGCTGAATGAGAAGCAGCACAAGAAAAGTCTCGACGATGACAAAAGCCGGATCGGATTCTGGCTGATGCATTTCAGGGGTATGGATCTGTCAGCAATCACGGAAGATAAAATTTTATCGGCAGTAAGCGGGATGGTTAACCGTAAGCATCGTCTGAACTGGGAGGCGATGAGGGATAGCTGCCTGCGGAATGGCAAACCCGTCCCTGAGTTTAAGGATAAGCCGGCGGCGCTGGCGACAAAGACAACTCACCTGGCTTTTATCCGGGCGTTGCTGCGGTGCGCTGCTAACGAATGGCGATGGATTGCCAAAGCACCGAATATCAAATGCCCTGTACCGAAGAACAAACGCATCCGGTGGCTGACAAAGGAAGAAGCGCAGTCATTGATCAGGGAGTTGCCAGATCACTTTAAACCGGTGGTTATTTTTGCTCTGGCGACTGGCCTGCGGCGTTCCAATATAACGGATCTGGAATGGTCGCAGATAGACATGCAAAGGAAGGTGGCGTGGATACACCCTGAGGATGCGAAAGCAGGAAGGGCGATTGGGGTCGCCCTTAATGATTCAGCCTGCAAGGTGCTACGTGATCAGGTTGGTAAGCATAACCGGTGGGTTTTCGTTCACACTGAATCTTCGGTGCGCCCGGACGGAACCCGGACAAAAGAAGTCAGGAAAATGCGTAGCGATGCTAACACGGCCTGGAAGGCTGCGTTAAGGCGAGCGGGTATCGAGAATTTCAGGTTTCATGATTTGCGGCATACCTGGGCAAGCTGGCTTGTTCAGTCAGGCGTTCCGCTTTCAGCACTCAAAGAAATGGGAGGATGGGAGAGTATAGAAATGGTGCAGCGATATGCGCACCTGGCACCGAATCATCTGACGCAACATGCGATGCAAATTGACTCATTTCTGGCGGGAAATGGCACAAACATGGCACAAGGCACGTTTGCAGGTCTGGTGAATATCGCGTGAAGCCGCGTGGTTGCTGGTGCCGATAATAGGAGTCGAACCTACGACCTTCGCATTACGAATGCGCTGCTCTACCAACTGAGCTATATCGGCCCTGAAAAGGACATGTCCACGAATGTGAGCACGGGGTAGAAGGTTAAAACTAACCGGGCGATGCGTCAATGGCCTTGCGAATCAAACGCCTATTTTTGCATCATCCGGTTTCAATTACGCACGAATCGTGTCGTTACAGGCATGCTTATACGCGGTCGGGTATTACTATCACCAGCGGCGAACATGTTGTTCATAGCGCTCCCATTCCAGCCCGAAATGTTTTCGCAGTTGTTCCTCTTCAAAATCAATATGTAATCTGGCAACCGCCAGCATAAACACCGGTACAGCCAGTACTCCAGTCAGGCTACCGATGCAAAGAGCAAAGGCCAACTGGATTCCACTCATACCAAGGTAGATCGGGTTGCGGCTCCAGGCATAACATCCGCCGGTAACAAGCGTGGTCGATTTATGTGCATGCAGCGGATTCAGGGTCGTACGTTTCATCCGCATCTGCCACGCGGTATGCAATATCACCAACAGACTGACGCCGGCCAGCAATGTGCTTATCACGATATTCACCCCGCCGAATGTGAAACGCGGACTCGCCGTCAGCACATCCGCAACGAGAAAAAGTACTAAGATAAGAGGCGGCGGAAACCAGACTCTTAATTTTGTCAGGAAATGACGCAT